GTTTCCCAGTCACGATCTGGAGGCGAAGATCGTGGATTTACTATTAGGCCAGAATTTAGGATTGATGAATTTGCGCGCCTAGTGTCTCAGAAAGAACAAGAACTATGGAGCCATCCGATAAGTAAGGAGTTTAAAGCCCCATATTTACGAATTTCTGACAATAATAACGTTATTTTTTTAAATGATCTATCTTATAAATATAATATTCAATTTGTTCCCACACGAAAAGATAATAAAGAGGCAGCACTTAATACAATGCGTGTTAAGCTTGCCGAACAAAAAATAATAATCAATCCTAAGTGCAAAACTTTAATATATCATCTACGAAATGGAACTTGGGCCAAAAATAAGAAAGATTTTAGCAGAAGTAGCACTAGTGGTCACTGGGATGCTATCCCGGCTTTAATGTACTTAGTGCGAAATATTAACGAGTCTAAAAATCCTTATCCTCCTGGTTATGGATTTAATGGTCCCTCAGAATATTTTGAACCAAATAAAGGTAATATATTAACTCCAAAACAACAAACTTGGGCAGACATGTTCAAGGCTCGTAAAAGTATAAAAAGATAATACATATTTAACAAGTTTAATTAGGAATCAATATAAATGAAATTAGACCAAGAAAAATACTTCGCTTCTCGCGAAGCCGATGAAACGGTAAATATTCTTTTGAGTAAAGCCAATTCTTGGTTTCGAAATCTTGACACTCATGGATATCTGGACAAGGTCCGGGAGATGTGGGCAGCGTATCATGGTGCTTATTATACATCAGTTCAAAATGGACACAAAATCACGTTCAGCGGTGAGCAAGGTGAACTTGCTAACCTCCCAGTAAATCATTTTCGCAATATAGCACAAAATATCTTGGTTATGATTACTTCCACGCGACCTGCGATGGAAGCTCGTGCAATTAATACAGATTATCGATCCTACATTCAAACTAAACTCGCAAATAGTCTTTTAGATTATTATATGCGAGAAAAACGTCTCGAGCGATATCTTAAAACTGCGGTCGAATACGCCATCGTTCTCGGTTCTGGTTATATTAAAATGGACTGGAACGCGACGGGTGGAGAAATTTATGACCATATTGAGCCCGAAATCGATCCCATGTCTGGTGAGACAATTTCTGAAGGTTATCCCGTCTATGAAGGTGATGTTCAATTTACTAACCTCTCACCATTTGATGTAGTTGTTGATAATACAAAAGAAAGTCAAGATCACGACTGGATCTTGTGTCGCTCATATAAAAATAAGTATGACCTGGCCGCAAAATATCCAGAGTTGCGGGATAGAATTGTCGGCATTCCTTCAAAAGATGAGAATCAACATCATTTTGATTATCTTGGCATGTATCAAACAGACGACGTTCCTGTGTATGAATTTTTTCATCGTCGTTCTGAGTCGATGCCAGATGGTCGATATCTTCTTTTTCTAGAATCTGATCTGGTTTTGATGGATGCCCCGATGCCATATGATGTGCTTCCCGTTTATCGTATCGCTCCGGGAGACATACTTGGAACACCATTTGGTTATACACCAATGTTTGACCTTCTCCCAATTCAAGATGCCGTTAATTCTCTTTTTAGTACTATTTTATCTAATCAATCTGCTTTTGGTGTTCAAAATATCATGATGCCTCGAGGCACTGATATAACTCCATCAAATTTGCTTGGCGGACTAAATCTAATTGAATATAATGCGCAGCTAGGAAAGCCTGAAGCACTTAATCTGACAAATACACCCGCCGAAGTATTTAGTTTTCTTCAGCAGTTGATTAAAGAGATGGAAACCATCTCAGGAGTGAACTCTGTTGCTCGTGGTAATCCTCCGGATAATCTAAAATCTGGCACAGCTTTGGCACTTGTTCAATCTATGTCGCTTCAGTATATGTCCGGCCTTCAACAATCATACGTTCAGCTTATTGAAGATGTTGGAACTGGCTTGATCAAGATGCTGCAACGTTTTGCATCAGTCCCACGTATTGCAATGATTGTTGGTAAATCCAATCGCACAGAAATGCGCGAATTTACAGGTGAAGACATATCTCAAGTTAACCGAGTAATTGTTGATGTCGGAAACCCACTTGCAAGAACAACAGCCGGTCGCGTTGAGATGGCAGAACAATTACTTCAAATGAATCTCATTAAATCACCGGAACAATATCTTCAAGTTATCAATACTGGAAAATTAGATGCAATGACGGAGGACACTCAGTCCGAGCTTCTTCTGATAAAATCAGAAAATGAGAGTATTGTAGATAACCAACCTGTTATGGCGGTTGCAACCGATCAACATTCCCTTCATATTAAAGAACATAAATGTGTTTTGGCTGATCCTGAACTTAGAAAAGATCCGGCCCTAGTACAACGAACTCTAGAACATATTCAAGAACATATTAATCTGCTTCGGGGAGTTGATCCGCAGTTACTTGCTATGATGGGCGAGCAGTCGTTGATGGCCCCCCCGGCACCTGAGCAACAAGAGCCCGGAAGACCTCCCGAGCCTGGAGCAAATGCGCAGCAGTCCGATATGAGTCAAGTATTAGAACAACCGTTAACACAAAATACTAATTCGGCAGAAGCACTGGGTATAAATCTGCCTTCTCCGGCACAACCAGCCGAAGTCGTTGTTCCTCCAGGCATGCCCGTTCCTCAAGGAGTACAGTAATGCCAGCAAAGTCAAAATCACAATTTCGTTTATTCAAATATTTAGAATCGCATCCCGAAGAAGCTAAAAAACGCGGAATTAAAGAAGAAGTAGTAAACGATTTTACCGACATGTCTAAACAACGTTTTAGTAAACTTCGTGAGCGTTTAAAGAAAAACTAATGTCAAATCCGGGTGATCCAAATTATCTTTCTAGATTGGATGCCGAACAGGTATTGCGGGCTGCTTGGGATGAAAATATTCGGCGGCTTCGCACTGATGCGACTTTTAGTGGGACACTGTCGGTTAGTTTAGATGCCAGTAACGATAGTGTTGCCATTGGTGATGGAGTTGATCTACTAGCGATTAATCCGGATGGGTCACTTAATGCCAATATAACTGGCACTTTAGCCGTCGAAATTGATGCTGCCGATGGCGATAATATTGCCATTAAAGATTCCGATGGTGACGAGCTTGAAATTAATACTGATGGGTCAATTAATGTTAACTCAATTGTTCCAACTAGTAATACATATAATGAAGTAACTTCAGTTGCCTCAGGAATTCTGACAACTATACATTCATATACAGCGTTAAGCAATGCTTATCTATTAACCGTAGATGTTGCGGGAACTAATGTTGCATATTATGAAGTACAGTTAAATGCGAGCGTTATTGATAAAAAATATACTTATTTCGGCGGACAATTAAACGCATCATTTGATTTTGGTGCACAATCATTGATTGCTTCTGACGTAGTTACGGTTAAGGTTTTGCATAATAGACCAACAGTGGGTGATTTTAATGCTAAAATTCAAATACGGGTAGCTTAATATGAATTTAGATAGTAAAAGAAAACATTTAGAGCTGGCCCGAGTCAAGATGGCTCGACAAGAACTAGAATTTAAAGTTGAAGAACGATTAGAAGAAATTGATCGAATTAAAAACCATATAGAAATTCAAAAACAAAGAGAACAAGAATTAATCTTAGAAATAGAAAAGGAAAATAAGTAATGGCTGATTTTAATAGCTCACTTCCTGTTCGTACAGAAGCGGCAGGAGACGTGATTGTTAAGTTAGGAGACGCAACTACTCCCTCACAGCAATTAGCTGTCGATAGCTCAGGCAGGATCGTTGTAAAAAACCAAGATGGTGCTGGAAATAATTTAACTTCCAGCGCGGCAGGCGCAACTCGGCCACTAGACGTTCTGTTGCGGGATGCAGCAGGTAATGGATACACTGATACGAACCCATTGCCCGTTACTGTCTCAGTAAATAATCCAGGAACAGAAGTTAATAACTATAATACTGTTGCAGCAGTTGCTGGTGGCGGAACATCTAATCATGATTATACTACAGCCGCCGCTTTTCGTCTTACGCAAATTCATGGGAGCGCTTCGGGGAAACTAAAAGTCGAAGTTCGAATTGAAACCGCAGCCGCTAGTGGTGTGTTCAATACCGTTTGGGTGGGATTTAACTCTACCGCCAATCCAAATATTGACGCAACATTTGCGTCTCCTCCTTCTGTTGTATCGGGTGCTAGAGTTCGAATTATCCGGACTAATAAAGATAATCAATCCCAAGACGTTTACAGCACTATTTCTGGACAAGAATAATTAGATGGCAGATCTTACGGATATAACATCAGCGCAAACGGTTAAAATTGTTGGATGTGATTCTTCGGGAATCGAGCAAACTCCCGTACTTTCAACTAGCGCTGGTGGACTGCATGCCAATCTACGAGATAATTTAGGAAATGAGCTGTTGGGGCGCAGAACCCCCGCACAGGCTATTCCGGTATCTGATGCAGAAACTGCAACATATTCCGCAAATGTTACTGGCCTTGTTGCTGCTGCCAGCGCTACCGATATATTTGTTATTACTGGTAGTGCCAGTAGAACTGTTCGAATTAAAAAAATAAGAATTACTGGAACCAGAACCACTGCAACATTTACCTCAATACTTTTAATCCGCCGAAATGCCGACAATACCGGAGGAACCTCCACTGTCCGCTCGAATCTGCCACACGATACTAATAATCCGGCATCTACTGCTATCGTTAGGGCATATACAGCTAACCCCACAACATTAGGTGCAACAACTGGAACGGGAATTTTAAAATCTAGTCACTTACCTATGCCAGTGGCCGCTCCCGGAAACGCCCAAAGTACAATTAATGAAACGTTGAATTGGGAGTTTGTGTCTGGAGAAGCTCAACCCATAGTACTTAGGGGAGTTGCACAAATTTTAAGTATAAATCTTAATGCGACCACGGTTGCTGGTTCTAGTTTTAATATTAGCATAGAATGGACGGAAGAATAATGCTTGAAGTTAACTGGGCGACGTTCAAATCGTTTATCCAATCTCGAGGACTGTCAATTCAATATTTTAGTATTGAAAATTATTACTTTTTATACGCAGTTGACGGAACATTCTCAATACAATGTAAAGTCCTTCAAGATGGATCAGCCGATGTTGTTGATTTTGAGTCAAATTTTAAAGCTGCCGGCAATAAAAAAATAACACTAGCTAATCAACCGTTTGATGCTAAGGAACTCCCTAATGGCAAAAAATTATACTATCGATTACATGGAATCGTTCATGGCCTCACTTCTTCTCCAGAGACCATAGAATTTGTAATTCCATATCTTGCATGCAAAATTACTGGCATCGAGATTATTAACGGTGATATTGGAGATAAAGCAAGTTTAAAGGTTTGTGATACATCCACTGGAATTATCTCAGGTGTGCCGAATTACGCATTAAATCAATTTGCTTTTGATATGAATATTGGCGATAAACTTCATAGATTTACTTCTCCATATGACGCAGATTTAATTCAGGGAATGAAAATACGAATTGATTACGCTTCCCCAAGTACTTTACCTAAAACTATTTATATAAATTTTCATTTGCACGAGGTTAAATAGTATATGCAAATTTGGTGCGGATTCTCCCGATCGAAACACATCTGGGCTGTCGGGAGCAAAATAATTGCAGAAAGTGAGAAGCAACCATTTTCCCACGCGTATATTCGTTATTTATGTCCAATTACTGGCGAGAATATGATTTTTCAGGCATCCCGTGGATTGGTTAATTGTTCTCATATTGATAATTTTCTTGTTGATAATTTAATTGTTAAAGAATATGAATTTGATTGCTCCACTGAGCAGTTTGCTGAATTTTATCGATTTAAAGTTAAAGCACTGGGAAAGAAATATAGTAAGAAGCAAATTTTATGGCTATGTATTAAAAAACTCTTACACGTGCATACTTGGCCAAATAAAATATATGATGTTATAAAAAATGGAGAGTCAGAGTCTATATGCTCCGAAACTGCTGCCCTAGTGTGTATTATTTTGGGGATTCATATAGAAAATAATCAATTGGATCAATTTTCTCCATCGGATTTAGACAAAATATTAGCCAACAATAATGTTTTAACAAGTTTTAATATAAATGGCTAAATTACACTTTATTTCAAATCACATTAAAAAACGTCATCGTAAAATACATTGGAAATTATTGTGCGGTTTACTGGCTTTAGTTCTCATTATTCAAAATTTTTATTTACTTAGGATATAATCGTGCCAAAATTTAAAAATATTAAAGCTCTTCAAAGTGCGTTAGATAAACTTCAAAAGGCTGCCGCTGCTGGGGAACCTGTTGGAAAGCAGTTGGGTGTTGACTCCCGAAGTTGGCAGCAACTAATAGATAAAGCACAAGAACTAGATGCACTAAGAAATTTACCTCTTGAAAATCCGCCACCCGCATTCCTACCCGAGCAGGGTGGAGTTCCTAGAGGAATTATGAAGTCTGGTCCAACCGGAAGTGAGATAGTTATTCCAAGACAAGGGGGGTCGCCTCTTGCTGTCTCAGGTTCTACTCCCGAAGAAGCAATGAAAGCACATAGTGCATTATTTGGTTCGTCTGAAGTACAAGATAAGATTGTTAAAGAAAACGCACTTAAAACAATCGCAAATAAGCAAGACGAAATTAATGACTACTTAAAACAAAAACAACTAGCACAAATTCCTGCCGAAGACGCAACGCAAAAAATTGATTTAAAAAAAGTTGCCGGTATGGGTGCAATGCCTAGCTCAACCAGTTTAATCAAAGAACCCTTACAAGATTTAAAAGATCTTTATCAATCAGTTCGTCGTCCCATGCTTGAAAAAACTCAAAAAGCTGGTGAATGGATTGCCGATACTGTTAGACCTCGAGGATTAGAGCTTTCTGAAGACGCTAAACAACAAGAGCGTGATGTCGCGGGTGGACTTGCACAGATGGCGCTTGATCCAGCAAATCTTTTATCTCCTGGTTTTGGTGCTGCGGCTGGTGCTGCCGATCTAGTCATGTCGGAAGAAGAAAATAAAAAATTTAATACATTACAAAATCGTTGGAAATAACAATTAACAACTTATATTAAGTACTCCCGAATTACCGGGAACTTATAACATATGCCAACCCTTTTTAGGGCGCAAAGGAGAATAATATGTCTGGAGTGCAATCTACTCCCACACCTCAAGCTGCGGCTCCCGTAGCTGAATCTCAACCTAAAACAAATATTCAAGCAGCTTCAGAAGAAGTTCTTAGAACGCTTCCTGATGCTAAAGCTAAAGACGCTGCTGCCGCTCAAGAAATTGAAGACGATGGTGCAGATCTTGAAGCGGAGCTTTCCCCTAAAGAAGTTCAAAAACTTAAGAAAAAACTTAAAGTTCAAGGCAAAGAGATTGAAGTCGATGAAGACGAGCTTGTTAAGCGCGCTCAGATGGGCTATTCTGCCGAAGAAAAATGGCAAGAAGCAGCTAAGATGCGCAAACAAGTTGAAGGATTTATTGGACTTCTTCAAAAAGATCCCGGTGCAGCACTTGAGCAATTAGGTTTCGACGTTGATGCATTAGCTGAAGCTCGTATTCAGCAACGTATTGAAGAAATGAAAAAAACACCAGAACAACTTGAGCTTGAAAAAATTCGCCGAGAAAACGAACAGATTAAATCTGAGCGAGAAAAAGAAAAGCAAGAAGCGCAAGAACGTGAAATGACCAGGATGCAAGAACAATTTGCAACCCAGATTGAGAGCGAAATTAATGAAGCGATGGACGCGCCCGATTTTGGTCTCCCAAATTCACCCTATTTTGTAAAGCGTATTGCCGATGTTATGATCTACGGTTTAAAGAATAATAAAGATATCAGCGCTAAACGTGCTGCCGAGATTGTCCGCGATGAAGTAAAAGGTGAATTGCAGCAGATGTACACAATGGCGCCAGATGAATTATTTGAACAAATGGTTGGAAAAGATCGTTTGAATAAATATCGTCGTGGAAAAATTAAACCAAAATCAAAAGCCCCAGTTACCCCACCCAATATTCAATCGACTGGAGTAAAGGAAATGCAAGAAGCCCAAGCCGAAAAACCGACTAAAAAGGTTAGTGCTCGGGATTTCTTTAAAACCCTAGGCTCTAAATAATTGTATTAAGTCGAGTTAACAAGTTCATTTAGGAACTAATATTATCTTTGCTATAAAGATTTTCTGAGTAACCAGCCAGGCCTTAGAAAAACACTTTGAAGGTTTAAAAGTTAATACACGTTTCAAAATGAAACATTATTAAAACTATTTTATATACTTTAGGAGTATTTTAAATGCCTGCTTATAATACGTATACAGATACCCTTAATGCAAACTTTAAGGTTGTATATGCCCCCAAAATTGAAAATCTAATCCCGGAAGGCGTGAAGCTGCAACATCGCATCCCGTTCTCTGGTCGCCAAGCTCAACTCGGTTTGCTCTATTCGCAACCGTTGGTTCTTGGTTTGGAACACGGTGTAACTTTTGCTGGTGCTACCGATGACGCGTTTGCTTTGAACGCTCCCATCGCAGGTCAGTTGAAAGAAGCCCAAGTTCGTGGTTCTCAGATGGTTCTTCGCTCAGTTCTCGGTTATGCCGCTGCTGCTCGCGCTGCTGCCGGCACTCAGGCCGCTTTCGAAGATTCAACTAAGTTCCTTGTTCAAAATATGATGCGCTCTATGGCCAAAAAGCTCGAAATCGAACTTCTGTACGGCCAGATGGGTTATGGAGTCGTTGCCTCGACTTCTGGTAACACTATCACAATTACTACTGCCGAATGGGCTCCCGGTATCTGGGCTGGCGCTAACAACATGCCAATCCAAATCCGTAGCTCGGCTGGTGTTCTCCGTGGTACAGCTAACGTAGTGTCTGTTGATATGAATCTTCGCACTGTAACTGTGGACTTGCTCCCCGGTGGTGTAGTTGCGACTGATATTATCTGGCATAACGGCGCGTATAACAACGAATTTGCTGGTATCCATAAGATCCTCACAAACACTGGAACCTTGTTCGGAATCGATGCTTCACAGTACGATCTGTTCAAAGGTAACACGCTGACTCTTTCTTCGGCTCCACTTTCTTTCGCAGTTATTCAAGATGCGATTGCTCGCGCTGTTGAAAAAGGTCTTGACAGTGATGTTGTGGTTCTTGTTAACCCCCGCGCTTGGTCTGATCTGTTGACTGAACAAGCTGCTCTCCGTCAGTACGATTCTTCGTACCGTGCGTCTGTTTCTGAAAACGGCGCTCAGGAGATCATGTTCCACGGTCAAAATGGTAAAGTTGAAATCGTTCCCTCAATCTATGTGAAAGAAGGACACGCTTTCGTACTTTGCATGGAAGACTTCATGCGCGTTGGTTCGACTGACATTACCTTCCGCCGTCCTGGTCAGGGTGATGACTTCTTCCGCGAACTTGAGAATAACGCAGGGTATGAGTTGAGAGCGTACACCGACCAAGCAGTTTTTTGCATGGCTCCTGGTCGCAGCACACTCATCGCCGGTATTCAAAATAGCTAATTAATTCTAATTACTTAGCCTTATCATTCTTTTAGAGGGTTGGTTTCGCCAGCCCTCTTTTTTTTATAAATTAAACAACTTGAAATTTGTGAAGGTGATGTTTGACGTTGTACTGGTGTTAGTTTATCACCTTTAGCGAGATTAAATGCATCTAGAGACCGCTTACAACGGACTAAAGAAGTTTTACGTCTGTCAGAAGTTTTAATTGCAATAAATTTACTCAAGGAAATCCTTTTTGTATTTTAAAATATGAACTATTTTTTCACTAACTGAATATGAAAATGGAATGCCCCTACTCCCACTTTATGATTTCTAGCTGTCCACTTAAATCCATTACTTCCATTATATTTATTATTTAAATAATCTTCAATCTTTTTAATTTCATCTGGTGTAAAGATTAGCGACCTAATATCTACAGCACTCCATAGCTGGTGGGGAGATTTAAAAGGTTTGACTTTATATTTTGGGTCATCTTTATAGATCTCAGCTTGCTCGGCATCGGTTCGAAAAATCATTGTAATTACTAATTCTTTTTTAAACGAAGATTTAATAAATTCTGCTAGATCAAAAATCAAATCATGTAGTAGTTTATTTTTTGTTAGTAATTCTTTAAGTTCTAGTTGTAATCGTTTACTATCATCTTTAACTCTAACAGTTGTCTCGTTACTCATTTATACTGTCCTTAATTTTCGTGCGAATTAGTATCTGTTTTAGCTAGTTTTTCAAACGTTTTATGATGACGTAGCATTACTAATTCACTGGTTTGCATAATATAATCATGAGACAATTGGCCAAATTGCGCTTCAAGTTCTAAAAATCCTTCAGCAAGCTTAGCTACTTCTGGCACATTACTATTTTTAAGTATAAGAGCCAATTCTAAAACTTCAGATAAATCCGGCAGCATCTTCATATTGAACCTCATAAGCTAAATTAAAATTTGGCACGAAACGAGTGTTACTTTCGGTATTTGCGTACACTTTTACAACACCGCAATATGTCATATAGATAATATGATTATAAGGTGCTTCTTCTGAATAATATATATTAAGGTTGTTAATCAGTGCTCGATATTCAATTTTGGGCAAATAAATTTGTAAATTATCTTTATACTTTATAGGTTTAGTGGGCTCCGTCTCAATATTATAAAGTATCCCGCCATCAGTATATCCATCTATGCAATATTGTCGTGCCACTTCTTCAATAAATTCTTGTGTCGATAAATGATCAAGCATCTTGATACTCGATTTCTACAATAGGAAATTGTGGGCGAATATAAATAGTGAAATCGTGTTGTTTTCGTACTATACAATGCTTTGTAACGTAATTAAGATGATTATCATAACTCTGAACAAAAGCGAGCAAATCATCATATTTATCATTTTGTAAATACATTTCGACAGTTCTTCTCGATTTATCGGGCGAGAATGTCCAGAACTCATGAGCCTGAGCTAATAATTTGTCATAATCACTCGATAACATTGGGTTCCTGTCCACATTTGGCACATTTTAAATAGTGTCGTCCCGGTTCTTGAATTATTTTTTGCACCCATTTATGCCGCCAAGCCTTACTGGGATCTCCCGGATCACACTTATCATCATTGACTTCAAGCAATTTTATAGTGGGTTCAGTAATAACCTTAATATTATTAATGACATAGGCAGCCAAGATAACAATCAATAAAAACACTAAAATCATATAAATTACTATAACATAGAATATTTTAAAAGTCAAGAATTTTAATCAATGTATTAACTCTAATTAACAAGTTAATTTAGATATCTTCATATAAAGGCCTATCGAATATATGCCAGTTAATATAGTGGTAAATAATATACCGATTTCTTACCCTTCTCCCGGTGATGAGCCCGGATGGGGAGAATCTGGCACACAATTTGCAGTAGAAGTCGCTGAAGTCCTTAATTCTCTTGTAAATGCAAACGACATCCTAGAAACGACTTTTTCTGTAGCAAATAATATTACAACTTTTACAAATGTTGCCGGGCTTTCTTTTAGTACCGGACAAGTCCGCTCCGCTGAAATTATCTATAGCATTTATCGAACTTCAACCCTTAATCCATTCGGGATTGTTGAATCGGGTTCTATGAATGTCGTGTATGATGGCAACGCTCCTGTAAATGAAAAATGGAAGTTTGCTGTAGGAAATGTCGCAGGTCCCGGCGCTGGTGTGACTTTTACAATTACAGATGCCGGACAAGTACAATATAAATCTACTGATATAGGTGCGGCTGGATACTCTGGTGAAATGAGATTCAGAGCTAAAACTATATTAAGTATCTAATTTAGAGGAAATTATAAATGGCTTTTTCATTTTTTGGCGTTCTTAAAGGTCTGCTTATTCAAAACGAAACAGACCGTTCAAAAGAAGCCGTTGTTCAGGTATCCCCGAGTGCTACGGCAAGCACAAGAACAACTATTCAAGTTGCTCAAACGGCCAACAGAACAATTTCAGTTCCTGATGCAACTGATACACTTGTTGGCAGAAACACTACTGATACACTAACAAATAAATCTATCGATGCCGATCAAAATACTATTTCGAATATTGAAAACGCAGATATCAAGGCTGGTGCAGGAATCGATGCATCTAAAATTGGCGACGGCTCAGTTAGCAACGCTGAGTTTCAACAACTAGGTGCAGTCACTTCTCCAATCGTAGATCAAACTAGTGCTCAAACGCTTAGCAATAAAACGCTTGATAATAGTACGATTTTAACTATCCAAGATTCAAATCTAACTATCCAAGACAACGTCGATACAACAAAGCAATTAAAAATTCAAGCTTCGGGAATTACAACCGGCACAACTAGAACTCTTACAGCTCCTGATGCTGATACCACTATCGTTGGCACTGATACAACCCAGACTCTAACTAATAAAACGCTTTCTGGTAACACAGCATCAAGCTTGGTTAACGGTTCTGGAACATTAAATATCAATTCTAGTGGCACTGTGACGATTCCTAACGGAACTGACACTTTAGTTAGTCGAACTAGTACTGATACTGGCGCTAATAGATTACAAAATAAACATTTAGATGGTAGTTCTGTTGGATTTGTTGGAAACATTGACCAAACTAAAATTATAGCTTTTTCGCCAAATAATTTAAATACTGCATCGACGCTAAGTATCGCCCCAGCAGCAGCCACTGGTGGCGGAACAATCTCTCTTCCTCCAGCGCCCGAAACATTAGTCGGACGTACAAGTTCCGATACTCTGAGTAATAAAACTATGGGCGACGCATTGACGTTTACCCAGATTGCTACTCCCTCAAATCCTTCGGCAGGATTAAATAAAGTTTATCCTAAAGCTGACGGTAATTTTTATACATTGAATTCTTCGGGAGTAGAGGCACCATTAGGCTCAAGCGGTAGCGGCAGTAAGAATTATCTTGGCGTTGTCAACAACGTTAATGGTAATGGCAACTTTGAGTTGGGATCTACAACTGGGTGGTCCCTTGGAAATGTCACTTTAACTAGTAACTTTCCTTCTGGAACACCGACATTCGGTAGCGGAGCTAGTGGAAATCTTTCTATTAGTGCGGTAAGTTCTGGGCAACTGGCCGGCAATTACTCCTTGTCCTATGCGTCAAGTGCAGCAACTACTGCCGGAAATTTTGTCGCATCTAATGCTTTCACAATCGATTCTGAAGATCAAGCTAAAGTTTTAACGGTTAAGTTTTATTACAAAGCACAGACTAATCCCTCAAATGCTAATTGGTCTGGAACGTCTTCAAATAGTTTTGGAATTGCACTTTATGATGTAACGACTGGCGGTTCAGCTGGCTGGATACAACCGGCTGGTGTTTGGGGAATGACGCAAAGTTCGGGTGTTGGTATTGCGACCGCAACTTTTCAAACTACGTCAGCTAGTACTCAATATCGTTTAGTTGTTTTTAACGCCAATGCAACTTCTGGTGCCGTTACTGTGTATTTCGATGATATGTCTGTTAGTCCGCAGACTGCTCCAATCGGGGCAGTTGCCACAGATTGGCAAGCATTTACTCCTACAGGATCTTGGGTAGCTAATACCACGTATTCTGGTTTTAAACGGCGCGTAGGTGATACTGAAGAAGTTCAGGTTTATATCACTTTGGCTGGCGCGCCTACAGCAACGGGTTTAACTATAACCACACCATCTTCAATTGATTATAATAAATTAACTGGCGGTCAAGTTTTTGATGCTGCGTATTTGGGGACCGGGTATACAATTGACTCGGCAGCGGTAGCATACCAGGCGGCTTATGTTGAGCCTACAGATACCGCTAATGTTTTGCGCGTTACATACGAAATTGCTTCTACTACGAATACAACAACAGCGCCCATATCAAATACCGCGCCATTTACCTATGGTTCCGGTGACACAGTCGTTCTTAGATTTAGTTATCCCGTTGCAGGATGGTCTTCTCAAGTTCAAATGTCTAATGATACAGATACAAGAGTCGTGTCTGCTTATTATTATATTAATTCATCAGCTTCGCAAACTGCAAATGATCCAATTAATTATGCTGTGAAAGTTATTGATACTCATTCTGCCGTAACAACTGGCTCAGGAACGTGGAGTTATCTTGTTCCTGTTTCTGGAACTTATAGAATTTCACATACGGGACATTCCACATCGGGAACGACTGATCTATTTCTAAGTAAAAACGGAACTAACGTTCAATGGTTGGGCACTGTTGGAGCAATTAATACTGTATACTCTGGAAGCTCTTTAATTTCTTGTAATGCCGGTGATAGTTTATCTGTTCGAACTAATGCCACATTTACTGCGGGGGGACTTGTTAGTAGCTCTCCAGTAAATTCCATTTCTATTGAACGTTTATCTGGACCCGCGGTTGTAGCGGCAACTGAAAGTATAAATACTGTTTTTCTAGAGACTAACGGCCAATCTATAGCCAATGGCGCTCAAGTAATTGTCAATTTCAATAGTAAACAATATGATACGCATGGTGCTGTCACAGATGGTGCTTCTTGGAAATTTACTGCACCAGTTTCCGGTAAATATGATGTTTCGGCATTAGTTCAATTTACAACCGCATCCTTTACTAATAATACTAATTTGGCTATGCTCATGTTTATTAATAACTCGAGTGCTTGGCTTTTAGATCAGCAACATATTTGGGCTAGCGCCACGGTACAGCCAAGTATGTTGTCGGGCTCTGGTATTATTAAAATGAATGCTGGAGATTTTATAGATATCCGCGTTAGTCATGGAGAAGGGGCAGCTAGATCTCTTGTCTCAGGTCAATCAACTATACATATATCAAGAATCGGCGATTAATTATGGCAAACACACTTAAACCGCTATCTAAAAAAGATTCAGAACAAACTCTTCGAAATAGTTATAATGATGTTAATGCGTCCCTAACGGTAGACGGATTTTTAACTGGTAAAGTTGGTCGTCGAGTGGAATTGGAAGTCGATACTACTAACGTAACTGACGATACAGAGATTTATACATTTTTAGAAAATAGTAATGTATTATATGAATTAACTATTATTTATACTGATGGCACTCGTGCGTTAATGTTGTCAGCAGAAAGAACCGCTTAATGGGGATTAAGTTCAATCCACTAGGTTTATCGGGATTTGATTTGACTGGGGGGGCATCTGGTCCCAGCGGTTACGCTGGTTGGAAAGCACCAGTCGAAAGTTTCGGAGATTTGCCGCTAGTAGGTAATACTGATGGTGATGTTCGCGTTACTTATGAAAATGCTTTTATTTATGTATGGAATGAAGACCAAAATGCCTGGATTGAAGTTGCGACATCTGCCGAACCGCAAACACTAGCCAATAAAACTATCGATGCTGACTCAAATTTAATTTCAAATATTGAAAATAATGAGATCAAATCTGGCGCGGCGATCGATGTAACAAAATTAGCGAATGGTTCTGTTAATAATACTGAATTTCAATATCTTGACGGTGTTACATCGCCTATTCAAACTCAATTAGATGGAAAGGCCTCCACTAGTCTCAATAATTTAGCGAGTACAGCAATTAACGCTGCCTTAATATTTGGATCGAGCGTTGTTGGCATTTTTAAAACTCGAGATGAAGCATCTACTGTATCAACCGCATTAACTGTTCAAACTGGTGATACGACAGGCGGTGGTAACAGCGGTAATTTAACTTTGAAAAGTGGATCTACCGATGGAGTAAATAATAGCGGTGGCGTAACTCTTCAAAGTGGCGATTACACAGGCGCCGGATCAGGAACCTCGGGCCCACTAACCATACGAACCGGATCAGGAGTCAGCAGTACCACGGGCAGTTTAACAATTGCCACAGGAAGCGCATCCACGGGTGATTCTGGAAATATAACAATTCAAAGTGGAACAACGTCAGGAACTCGGGGCGCTATATCGTTAGATGGCCGTCAAGTAAATGTCAATAATACAAAAATAATCAACGTAACTGATCCCACATCTGCGCAAGATGCTGCCACCAAAAATTATATTGACACAACTTTTGTTCCTTTGTCCCAAAAAGGGGCGGCGCTGGGAGTTGCAACACTTGATGGTGGCGGAAAAGTTCCCGTTACTCAATTGCCTTCAGCCATTATGACATATGAAGGCGTATGGAATGCATCGACAAATTCCCCCACTTTAGCTGATGGGACTGGAGATACAGGTCAAGTCTATCGAGTGTCGGTAGCGGGTACTCAAAATCTAGGGTCGGGCTCAATTACCTTTGATGTTGGTGATTATGTAATATATAATAATTCTGGAGTATGGGAAAAATCGGATACGACAGATTCCGTTGTTTCTGTTAATAGTTTGACTGGTATTGTTAGTTTAACTACGACGAATATTCCTGAAGGAACAAACCTTTACCATACCGATGAACGCGCTCAAGATGCGGTAGGCACAATCCTATTAGATTCAACTAGTATAGATTTTACATATAATGATGGTGTTCCAAGCATTACCGCATCAGTAGTTGTTGATAATTCCACCCTTGAAATAGCTGGCGGAAATGTCAGAGTTAAAGATGCAGGAGTTACGGATGCCAAAATTGCGACGAATATTGATGCCGCCAAATTGGCGAATGGCACCGTATCTAACACCGAGTTTCAATATCTAGATGGCGTAACAAGTTCCATCCAGACTCAATTAAATAGCAAAGCGACAACTGAATTAGATAATCTAGGCGCCACAGCTATTAATGCCGATCTACTTGTTGATACTCCCGACACATACGATTTGGGAGCAAATGGGTCAGCTTGGCAGACAGTTTATGCCAACAATTTACAAAAAGTTAATGCAGGAATTACGGTTGATTTAACCTCAGGAAATCTTAAGGATGCTGCGGGAAGTATCTCAGTTGATTGGGATAATTATCAGTTAAGTGAAAATGGCACCACTAAATTAAGCTGGGGCGGAACTGACATTGATCTCGGCGGCAGGAAAATTATAAACGTAAACGATCCCACTGCCGCACAAGATGCCGCAACAAAAGCATACGTCGATAGCGTTATCAATTTTTCAACTGGCGACATTCAAGAAACAAGCTTTACTATCGCCAACAACCAGGTAGCCGCAGCTAACGTAACCGGACTAGCATTTGCTGGAACGATTCGATCAGCTAAAATACAATACAGCATAACTATTGATGCTACTACCGATTTATATGAATCTGGCGAATTAAAAGTTATTCAGAAAAATGGAACTTGGGATATTGCTCAGGATTGGGCTTTTGATAATTCTCTAGTTTTGTTTTCAGTAACTAATGCTGGTCAGGTTCAATATACATCAGCAAGTTACGCCGGCTATGTATCTGGAAAAATGCAATTTAGGGCCTGGGTAACTACAGTTTAAGGATTAACTATGTCAATGACAAAAATGGACGCAAATCAAGTTTTAAAATCTTCCTTTTCGGAGGTTGACGGGGCACTAAGAACTGTGCCTGGAGCCGCAACTAGTTTTGCTGTAGAGCTTGATGCTAACGACGGCGACAGTGTTGAGACTCGCCCAATGAATTCTGGCGTACAAACTTTATTGAGTTCAGTTTCAGCCGCCGTCAGTTCCAACTCTTCGGTCGTTAACGTTTTACAGTATAGCTCGGGCGGCTTTGTTATAAGTTGGTCTGGGGTAACTGGGGCCTTGAACGGCACAGTTTCCTATCAATATAGTTTTGACGACATATTGTGGGTTGACTCCGGCATAGTAGTTAATATATCTTCTGCATCTGGTCAAGCCTATCAAAATCTTAATCCACTTAATATTAAATCTGTACGATTGTCATATACCGCTAACGGTAATACAGGCGGAACAATTTCTTCTCAATATGTGCTTAAGGGTTAAATGGGCAAGGTACACATAGGTCGCGCTGATAGCGTTCAAAAAAAAGCCCAAAACGTCCCTCAGATTGTTTATATTGATCGTGAGGTAGAGAAACTTGTTGCTCCCGAAAAGGAAATTCAAGTCGTTGAAAAGCCTGTTGAAGTTATTAAGTATGTTGATCGAATTATCGAGCTTCCTCCGCAAATTCAAGTTGTAGAAGTAGAGAAACAAGTTATAGTAGTGGATCATGCACTTGTACGAAAAACTGAAGATTTAGAACATAAGTTAATACAACAAGACGTAGAATTTAAGAGAGAAAAAATGTTGCTAGTGGACGAGATTGAAACTAATACAAAAACATTAGTTGAATTAAGAGACACACTAAATCAAATGAGTCTTGCTCGAGAAAACACAAAAAATCTATTGATACGTCAAGAACTTCAGCTTAATAAGTTGAGATTATGTTTAAAAATTTCAATTGGTCTAGGGATTATATTAACTATATGTGCCGGCTTATGGCACTAACAGAGGAGCAATAAACATGATGTCCAAAATGGGCAAAAAACCGGCCAGCGTAGATGCCGAAAAAGACGCTAAAATGAGCGTTCTTGAAGAACTACGTGATCTAGCCATGAAGGCTATGGGCGAAAAACTTGAGCCCAAAGAAGAGGGAATGTCGGAAGTCCGGGTAGCCGCAAAAGATCCTGAATCTTTGCATGAAGGACTTGAGATGGCATCAGCTCTACTTCCAGAAAAAGAAGACGAATTGCGATCCGATAGTTCACTAGTAAGTGAGCCCGAAATGGAAATGGGCGACGATATGGATCTAGAAGAAATTGAATCTATGATTCGTGAACTTGAAGTAAAGCGGCGCGAAAAATTGATGAAAGCCTAATTAATGAGTGCGTACTACACTTCCGATAAATTGATCGAAGCTATCAAGCGAAATATTACAACTCCGATAAGTCAAAATACTTATACGGATACTGATATTCTAGCCTTCGCTGACGAAGAATTGTCTTTAGGCGTTCTTCCAGCAATGATGAGCCTTCATGAGGACTACCTACTGTTTAAGCAGGATGTTCCTCTCCAAAATGGAGTTTCAGAGTATGAAATTCCCTATAGGGCCATTGGTAATAAACTTTATGATCTTCAGTTTATTGATGCAAGCGGTAGTGTTCTATATATGTCGCGAGCAACTCTAGCGGACAAACCCAGCTTTAACGGATCATATACTATGAATACAGCCTATTCATATTATGTGATGAACAATAAAATTGGTCTACTCCCATCCATTAGTGGCGACGCTACTGGTTCTCTAAGATTTATTTATTATATTCGCGCCAGTTCATTAGTTCCTCTGGATGAAGTTGGTGTGATTACTAATATAAATAGATCCACAGGAGAAATTCAAGTTAGTGTCTTGCCCACGACGTTTGACGCAAATACCCCCTGTGATTTCTATAAACATCAGTCCCCTCATAATCTTTTAAAGATTAATGTGACGCCGACTGGAGTTAACGCTTCAAGTCGGACACTGACGTTCAGTCCAAGTGATATTCCTGCCGATTTAATTGTGGGCGACCATGTGTCGTTGGCAGAACAATGCGCCATTCCACAAATTCCCTCTGATTTACATCCGTTTTTAGCCCAAAAGACTTCTGAAAGAATTCTTGCAGCACAGGGCGATGTTGAGGGACTTAGGATTGCTCAGGCTAAAACTGCCGAAATGGAGTTGCGGGCTGGAACGATTATAGACAATCGTGTAGACGAGAGTCCTATTAAACTAGTAAACCGACGAGGCATTCTACAAAGCGGCCTTATTAGCCGTCGTTATCGTCAAAGGGGTTAATCTGTGCAGAGCCTAATGTTAAAAGCTCGCGGTTTATACACTAACCCCAATAATTTATCTGAAGTCCCTGAAGGCGCATTATCTGTCGCCGACAATGTGGTAATTGATAGAAACGGAATTATTGAGCCCCGTCGCGGATTTGCTCAATACACTAATACTTTTGGTTTAGGCACAGATAGAGCCAAACAATTAATGGTCTATAAGGGACGATTACTTGTTCATTACAGCAATGTTCTGGCATTTGACAATGGTTCCGGGGCGTTAACTGCGTTTAGTGGTGCATATTTAGAAACACAAACTAAATTAAGAATTAAATCAGTCGAAGCAAACGGTAATTTTTATTTTACAAGTAATACCGGCGTTAAGCGTATTTCGGCGACATCTTCCTCTGAATTTACGGGATCTTCTGGTTATATCCGCAACGCAGGTGCTCCAGAAGCCCTAGATGTTACCGGATCGGTTAATTATGACACTGCGGGTTTTTTTCAAAATACTACAGCAAATTATCTATCCAAAGTTGCCTATCGGATTACTTGGGCATTTAAAGATACAAATGGCAACCTTGTTGAGGGCGCACCAAGCTCGCGTCTTGTATTAACTAACTTTTCATCAACCCAAAGCGGCACGGTCGATCTGGGTTTTGCGGTTCCTTCCGATATAGGAACAACTGATACTCAATTTTTTTACAGAATTTATAGAACTCAGGTTAGCGAGACTCCAGCGGCTAATATTGACGAACTTGATCCTGGCGACGAGATGAATCTTGTAATTGAGGATTTTCCTAGTAGTGGCCAATTGACCGCTAGATATGTGACAGTCAATGACCTTACTCCTGAAGACTTTCGTGCCGGGGGGGAATTACTGTACTCCAATCCGGTGTCTGGAGAAGGAATTCTTCAAGCCAACACACCCCCGCCATTTGCTCAAGATATAGCACTTTATCAGAATACCGTTTTTTATGCCAATACAGCATTAAATCAACAGTTAAATCTTGCCCTGCTTGGGGTCGGCGATTTAATTAGTGGAACATCGACGATTACTGTTACTCAAGGTATTACAACAAATGTTTACACATTTGTCGGCGTTCCCGAAATTACTGATTTAACATTTGATACCAAAGCAAATACCACTGATGGTGGTTATTTTCTTATTAATGCCGCAAATAATATTCGAAAATACGTAGTGTGGTTTGATAAAACTGGCACAACAGCTCAACCAACGGGTTTAGATACTGTCGGTCGATTGTTTGTTCGCGTTGATATTACAGCGGCAACAACCGCAGCTTCTGTGGCGGCAGCAGTAGCCGCACAGTTAGATTTAACTGTTGACTTTACAACTTCAACAGCGTCAAATGTAGTTACGGCCACCACAGTAAATAATGGTGATACCTCTAACGCGGTTAATGGCACCGTTCCAGTCGGTGGTATATTTGCCATTAATATCACGCAACAGGGGGATGGTGAAGATCAGGCGCTGGGTCATGTCCTACTATCTGGAAATCCGAGTCCTTCTCAAGCTATTGATGAAACTGCTCGTTCTTTAGTAAAAATTATTAATAATAATACATCTGGTATTGTTAACGCTTTTTATTTGTCTGGACCAAATGATGTTCCGGGCCTAATTTTATTAAAAACTCGGACACTAACTGGTGCGGCTTTTAGTTTAACGGCTAATTCATCATTGACTGGTGCACAATTTAATCCCGTTCTCCCAACATCTGGAACTTCAGCTATTTCCACGAATGAAGTCGAACCCAATGCGATATACTATTCAAAATTTCAACAACCAGAAGCGGTTCCGATTGTTAACAAATTTAATGTTGGCCCCAAAGACCGGGCCATTTGGCGAATTCTTCCCCTTCGAGACAGTCTATTTGTTTTAAAAGAAGATGGAATTTATCGTATTACTGGACAAGCGGGAACTTTTTCGTTAGACCCATTTGACAATACGACACATCTTATCGCCCCCGATAGTGCTGTAGTTTTAAATAACCAAATTTACATGTGGGCCGACGGTGGCATTGTTGCAGTATCAGATACCGGGGTCAGTGTAATATCTCGACCTATTGAAAATCAATTAGATAAACTTGCTAGCTCTAATTATGATTTCGAATTTAATACTTTTGGCGTGTCGTATGAGGTTGATCGCGCTTATTGTTTGTGGACGGTAACAAACACTAATGATACGATTCCAACACAATGTTTCAGATTTAATGTCTTTACTAATTCTTGGACCAAATGGTCAATTAGCAAGACTTGTGGTATTGTCAATTTTGCCGATAATAAACTCTATTTAGGTCCTAGCGATAAAAATTTTGTTGAACAAGAACGGAAAAATTTCTCCCGAACTGATTATGCTGATCGTCAATACGATTTATCTATTCCGCAAAATGGGGTTAGTAATACCACAGTTACACTATCTTCAGTACAAGATGTTGAACTTGGTGATGTTATTGTCCAAACTCAAAAACTAACAATATATCAATTTAATCAATTATTACAAAAATTAGATCTTGATCCCAATCCGACATATAACAATTATTATTCAACTTTACAAGTTACATCTGGTGCAAACTTACGTTTTGCCTTAGATGACCTTGCTGCCAAATTAGATACCGATACTGGAGTTAATAATACAACATTTGTATCTAGCTTAGGTGGCGGAACCTCTTTTACTAATCTACAAAGCGATTTTAATATTATTGTTAATATATTAAATACGGCTTCTGGAGTTAAAAATACGAACTTTCCTACATCTCAAGGTGAAGTCTCATTTGAAGCGCTAATTAATGAAAAAGTTAAAAATAGTAATAAAGTAATTTTAAGTTTTCATACCAATTTGATTGAGGGTCCAGTAGTTCTATATCGCGGCATTAAATCTGACGTAGTATGGGTCCCCCAATCATTTGGAGATGCGTCTCTAATGAAGCAAATTCGAGAAGGAACTCTCTTATTTGAAAATACGGTTTTTTATCAAGCGTCGGTTGGATATGCCAGTGATTTAGCTCCCGATTTTGAATTCATTGATTTTGATGAGGCGGGCGTCGGTGACTGGGGTAAATTCTTCTGGGGAGATCAAAACTGGGGCGGAGAAGGTTCTCAGGCGCCCTTAAGAACTTATATTCCTCGCGATAAGCAAAAATGTAGGTTTTTGCGGCCTAGGTTCCAGCATCTAATTGGCCGAGAGAAATTCGCACTGTTTGGATTATCTTTAACTTTCCGCGTCATTAGTGAACGCGCTTATAAGGATTAATTTGCTGTGGCTCGAGTTCCGGATTTAAAACGAATTCAGAAAGAAGACTTTCAAGATGAGATGCGAGAAGCGGTCGATAAGCTTGCGTTTCCTTTAAATTCTTTTATGGAGCAGACCAGGTCCGCGCTGGATGGCAATATTGACTTTACCAATCTTAATCGAGAAGTTAAAACAATTGAAACTGTCGTCGATTCTTCGGGAAATCCGACGATAGATACGAAATATCGGTCGGAACTTAATACAAAGGTTCAGGGGCATAATTGCATCGCCGCTTATAATCTAAATAATACATCAATTTATCCCCTCAATTCTCCATTCATAAGTTTTATACAAAATAATAATATAGTAACAATATTAAATATAACAGGACTTCAAGCTGGACAAAAATATAAACTAGTTCTAGAGTGTATTGGACAATAAATTAACAAGTTAAATTAGGTATTATGGCCACCGAATTCAATTTTAATCAAGATGACGACGAAAATGAGAATCTCCAGGGTTCCTCTCAACCTTTACAGAGTTCTGGCGGGTCGGCGCCTATAGCCCAACCACAACAACGAACTACCCCCTCTGGTCGCCCTAACGCACAACAATATCTTCAAGCTAACCGGGGTGCCGGAGAAAAGCTAGCAAAAGGCATTCAAGATCAAACTCAACGACAAGCTAGCGAAGTGGGTAAGGGAATTCAATCCAGCCAAGAACAGCTTGATGCATCTAGCCAACCACTTCAACAAAAACTTGGAGAAGAGGGTTCCCAAAAAATTCAAACGGCATTTAAAGATCCGTCAGCATTGCTCGCACAACAAGATCAACTGAGTGAATTTCAAAAATTGCGCGATCAGGGATATAAATCTGACATTAATCAACTCGGAACACGAACCCAACAAATACAACAAGGCATACAAACTCAAGTCGGTAAATTGCAAGATACTGCCAATCTTTCAGGTTCTGAGGGCGGAAGATTCCAACTATTACGTCAAGCTTACGGACAACCGGCGTATAGTCGGGGTCAACAAAAATTAGATCAACTGTTTCTACAGGCCCAACCTGGAGCAAATAAGAATTTAAATCAGAATTTACAAAATATAGTTCAACAACAGCAACAAGGTTTATCTGGACTCAATCAAGCTGCACAAGCACGACTTAGTGCACTCACTAATTTATCGAATCAACGTGCTCAAGATTGGCAACGACTTTTAAATGAAGGATCTTCTGCGGAATTAGATAGAGATGTTGGTCAAATGGGTCTTAAAGATATTCAACAGTCATCTGAAGCTAGGTTAGCCGCCGCTCAAGCTGCTGCCGGAAATATTGATGGATTACGTCAACGGTTAACTGAGAATAATTTAACGGCAACAGATTTACAAGATCTTGGATTAAAATCTGGTACATCTCTATATGATGTAAACTTACAAGATTTCTTGAGTAAAAATGAGGTTAATCCCACCTTAGCGGGTGCAGCTAATGTTGATGAAGTTGCCCGGTATCGAGCATTAAAACAGTTGTCTGGAGATACGTCTGGAGATTTATTTGGTGGCGAAACTAATATTGGCGGGTTTAAACCCTTCGCATATGACGCCACTGCCTTAACAAATGCATTGAATTCAGCCAAAAATAAATATGAAGTTGAAAATATCAACCAAATGATCGAACAAATGCGTAATGCCGGTTATTTTGCTGGAGCAAGCACGGGCAAGGGGATGAGGGGCCGTGACGATACTGCGGGAATTAGAACTTCATTGAATACCCAATTAAGTAATTTACAACAACAAGTCGCTAATCGTCAAATTAGCCCCGAAAGTTATTACGATCAAGTGCGACAAACTATGGATAATGCTTGGGCGCCTATTTTTGGACAAGGCGGTTTATTCAATTTAGATCCAAGTCGTGGCGGTATTTATCGACAATTCGGAGACTATCAAAATCAATTACAGACACAACGTAACCGAGCCATTAATCAGAGAGAATTACCGACAACGCCAGAAACTGGTGCTGTAGATTGGAACGCAATCTCAAAAGAATTGGTCGATAGTGGTTATACACTGCCTTCTGCAAAATATACGGCGCCAGAAGAAATTGAAGATCCTTTTGGTAAAAAATAATGAGTTTGTACGCAAATTATATTAAAGAACGCGAGAATAAAGAAATTATCGAAACTCCAGAAGGATTTGCGACATATAAAATTTTTGAAAATGGAGAGTGTTATTTACAAGATATTTACATTCTTCCAGAATTTCGCAACAGTGGTCTGGCAACAAGTTTTGCAGATCAGGTTTGTATGAAAGCTAAATTAGCTGGATGTAGCGTGTTGATCGGAAGTGTGTCTATTGATGATCAAAATGTTACTAGAAATTTAAAAATTTTTCTAGCATATGGCATGGATGTTTATAAAATTATCGGTTCAATGATTTTTTTGAGAAAGAATTTAGGAGAATAATATGGGAAGTGCAATCGGAGGAGTCGTTGGCGCCGTAACTTCTGAAAATATAGCAAATCGGTCTATGGACCAAGCTCAAAATGCTCGCAGATCTGCATTAGAGCAGTGGGCCGGATTAAATGCTCCGTCTATTGCGGAACAAGAACTGAATCTTGAAGGATTAACAAACGTTGGAGATTTTCAGGCTCAATTAGAAAGTGCTCTCGGCATGGGACCAAGTGCTATGGAAGGGGTGTCCGTTGATCCGGTTATTCAGCAAGCACAAATGAATGCTTTGGCTCAATTGTCCGAAATGGGTCAAACAGGGTTAACTCCCGCAGAACAAGCGGCATTAAATCAATCTCGTCGTGCAGCAGCTAATGAAGCACAAGCTAAAGGTGAACAAATTTTATCTGATATGGCAAGACGCGGAATGGGCGGCTCTGGAGCGGAGCTTGCAGCAAGGCTACAGGCATCTCAATCTGCCGCAGATCGTCAATCTCAAGAAAATGATCGAGCCTTACAAATGGCACAAGAACGAGCATTAAATTCAATTAGTCAGAGCGGTAATTTAGCCACAGCACTATCTGGTCAACAATTTGGTCAAAAATCGGATGTAGCTAAAGCTCAAGATTTTATTAATCAATTTAACACACAGAATCAACAAAATGTACAACAACGTAATGTTGGAACATCTAATGCTGCAAATTTACGAAACTTACAAACTAAGCAAGATATAGCAAATCAAAACGTCGGATTAAGAAATGCTCAGCAAGAAGCCAACAAGCGGCTGATTCAGCAACAATTTAATAACCGGACCGCCTTAGCTGCTGGACGTTCAGGTCAGTACGCCGGAATTGCTAACGCGACACAAACCGCAGGTCAAGATGCTGCTGCTAGAAATGCGGGTATGTGGGGTAATATCGGAAAAGGTGTAGACACCGCTGCCGGATCATACTTCGCCAATCAGAAAGATGGCGATGGCGGTTTTAGTACGCAAGAAGAGAATGATTGGCTAGAAGACGAAATATTCTAATTTTTATTGGATAAAAAATGGCATACTTTACAGATGACGAAGATCAAGATTCAAATATACCTTTAGCGGAAGAAATGCCTTCGAGTCTAGAGGATTTATCTACTGATGAACCAGTTGAATCCGATAACTTGGAGAGTGAAGTTCAGCAAGTTGAACCGACTGAAAACGTCGAGTTGACCGCCGATATGCCTCTAGTGTCGCCCAATTCAAAATATGAAGATCTTATATCACAATATCGCGATTTACAAGATCAGCGTAGAAAAAATAACATGATGCTTGGCGTTTTGGCTGGGGGGCAGATCTTGGGCCAAGGATTAGTGGGCAAACATAGCGGCCAATTTGATACCGATTTATCTAATATTAAAATGCTTCAGGGGATGAATGATCAAAAAGTACAAGATTACTCTGACGCCATAAAGCAAGATGGTCTTGATATTTCTCTTGGCGATATGAAACAAATGCGCGCAGCCGATAGTCCTGTTTCTGAATTTTATCGAACTATGGCAATAAAACGCGGATTTAATCCTCAAGATGTTGAAGGTAAATCTGCTTGGGATCTCGCCCAAATGCAAAAATTGATAGGAAAACCTAGTAACGAAGGTCGAGCATTTCAACAAGTACGACTTAGAAATCCTGAAACGGGTGTAATCGAAACTCGATTAGTAAATATGGTAACTGGCGAAGTTGGGCCCTCAGTCGGAGAGGCCGGATTTGCTCAGCAGGTTCGTTCTAATCCTCGTACTGGTGAGATTATTTCGGTCAATCCAGCTAGTGGACGTCAAACCGGCAGTTTGACTGCTCCATCAAGTCAACAGCTAGAACAGGCGGAACAAAAAACGCCCGTTATTACCCGCGATCAATTGACGGTTAATCAACAGAAACAACTTGATAACTCAAGAAAGGCCTTCATTGATGATACAAAAGATACTCGTTCAGCGTTAGAGGCATCAAAAAATATATCTGCGTTAATTAAATCTGGAGATGTCATCGGTGCGGATTTTGTCCGGGCTATTCAAACTCAGATTGCTCGAGCCAATGGTGAAAAAGGAACAATGACCGAGAATGATGTCGCCGGATTTGGCGGTAGTCCCGCAATTTTAGACACTCTAAAACGTTGGGGCAGCGTTAAAGCTTTTGGTAAGTTACCACAAGAAGATAAGGACAGATTGATTGGTCTAGCCAAAGTAATGCAGCAACGTGCCGAAAATTATATGCAGCAACGAACTAATTTCTTTGCGAACAATTTATACCAAGATTTAAAATCTGCCCCCAATATGCAAAACACTAAAATGAATGTTCGCTCTATGGAAAGTCTTTTAGGGAGCGACGTCTACACAAATCCGAATTTTAATAAAGTACAGGTAATTGAAACCAAAAGTGGTAAAAGGGGTTTTATTTCTCAAGATAAAATTGAAGATGCACTTAAAGCGACAAACTCCGATGGAACACCCAAATTTCAGTTGGTTAAATAAATGAGTGATGATAATTTTGGTTTTGAACCTATCTCAGATGAAACTAAAGATGAAAACTTTGGTTTTGAACTTCATCCCGATGAAAAAGAAAAAGTTGCACAATATATGCAACAAACGTCCCCAGATGAATTCGACTCTGCACTGAAAGGTGCAGAACAGGGATTGACTCTAGGATTTCCGGATGAAATCAGTGGAGCATTAGGTGCGGGATTAGAAACTTTTGCTGGATCTGAACAACCGTTAGAAGCATTATATCGAGAATATCGTGATGCTGCTCGTCAGAGATATAAACGCGCAGAAGAGGCTCATCCGAATCTATATAAAACCGGGGAAGTTGTTGGTGGGTTACTTGTTCCCGTGGGCGCCGCTGGAGCGTTGAAAAATGCGTCTCTTGCACAAAAAATTAAAGCCGGAACTAAAATTGGTGTCGGGCTAGGTGGAGCTGCGGCTGCCGGTTATAGCGAAAATCCTTTAGTGTCGTCTGAATTTGCAAAGGATGTAGGAGCCGGGGCGGGAACTGGCGCAGTCGTTGGTGGGGGAGTGCCTTTAGTTGCTCCAGTTATTAAAGGTGTAACATCAGAAACTGTTGGCGGGTTAAAATGGCTCGGCAATAAAATCTTGGGACCAGTTGATGAAGCCGCCAAAATGGGTTATGCAGGAACTAAAGCGACATCCGAACAAGGCATTAAATCCATCATGTCCGATGTTGGACAATTTGCTTCTGAAGTTGCTCCAAACCTTCAAAAAGATATTAATGACGTTGCCATTCTTAAAAACCAATTAATTGCTGATGCCCAAAAAGCGGGAATTAAAGCTGACGAAAATAAAATTAATCAATTTATTAAAACTCGTTTGGGTGATGATATTGAAAGTAATTTGCCTGAAGTTAAGCGAGAATTAGAACAATATAGGGAATTACTTAGAACTGCACATGACGGTCCATTAGTTGAAAAAAGTAATCGAATATTTTATGGCGATGCCAAATCTCAAATTGGAAAATTTGAAGATCTATTTATTCAAAAACAAGCAGAGCAAAATTTGGCAGCAGGCAGTCAAAGTGCCGTGCCTTTAGAGGTATTATTTGAGCCTACCGATATTCCAAATAAAACATTAGGTTTAATTCGTCAAAAACAATTTGATGTAGATGGCCATTTTATTGGATATAAAAAACTGGCATCGAAGCTATTAGATGTAGACGAAGCCGCCAAATTTAAAGACATCACAGAAACTGTTCGTTCTGGTGGAAAAGATTTACGAAATCCAGAAGAATTATACCAATTATATAAAGATTTAAAACAAAAATCCTCATATGGTGATTACTCTTTTAAAAGCGCTGAAGTTCAAAGACAAACCGGCAAGTCTATCGATGATGTTAAAAATATGCTTCGAGAAACTGTTCCGGGAGTTAAATCCGCAGACGAAAAAATATATCAATTAAATCAAGCTGCTGAAGCACTCGGAATTGCTGATACTAGAAATATTAATGAAAAACAAATTCGTGATCGTATTTTATCTATAATAGGTCAGGAAGGTAAAGTTGGCGTTGGTGCGATTAAGGCACAGGAAACTATTAATAATTTTATTGAAAAATTGGCTCAAGTAAATCCAGAAATGGCAACAAAATTACAGCAAGATTTTGCTAAGTTTGGAACTAAGGTGCATACAATTCAAGAAATTAACAAGCCCCTTAATTTATTAAGTTTAGCTTCACCACTTTCAATTACTAGAACTTTAGGAACTGGCGCAGCAAACCTTGGTGGATACTATGCTGGTCAAACAACGCGAGCCGCAGGAACCTTAGCTGAAAAGGGTGTCGCACAAATTGAAAAATATACTCCAGAAGTACTAAAATCTAAAGCAGCTCAAATAGCGCAAAAAGGTAGCGGAGTGGCTCAAGAATTGTCTAATATTTTAGTTAAAGCGGCCAATGCTGATGAACGTTCGAGAAACGCTATTTTGTTTGGAATTATGCAAAATCCTGCTTATAGACAGTATTTAAACGAAAATGAGGATAACCAAGTGCCGTAATGGAACGAATAGATAAACTAATCGATCTTATTATAGAAGTGAAAAATGATCAGGCCGATATGAAGGAACAGACGGCCAAGAACACTACAATTCTTGAAGAACATATGCGGCGGACAGAAGCATCTGAGGCTCGTTTAGAGGTTCAAGAAGCACGTTTAGACCACTTTGAGGGTCACGTTAGACTCGTTAATGGTTTAACAAAAATTTTAGGGGCTTTACTTGGGTTAGTAGCAACAATACTAGGAATTGCAGTTGCTATTCGAGAGCTTCTCTGAATGACGACATTGCATCGTCATATTCTTTAATCCATTCTTTAATTTTTTCTTCTGTTAAAAAATCAATATAAGCGTCTTCTACATACGTATCTGGTAATTCTTGGGCCTGGTAGTCATCGACTTGATTCACGACTTCATCATAATTGACCAATTTATCATTTAATCGACGCACTTTAAGTTGACCATATAAACAACGATTTCTAGCATTATTCTTATTATAAATTTCTTTTTTATGCTCTACATTTTGATGTAAGTCTGTTCCATCGTTCTTAAAGCTCGCGTTATTATACTCCCCCATAAATCGATCTAGCCATGCCATCTCTTCTGGGCTAAGTTTTTCTAGATAATCTTGATCGATGGATTCTTGACGAACTTTAACATTATATCTAGGTGTTAGGTTTGGATACTTAACTCTGCTTCTTCTTTTTTCTTTTTGCTTTTTCATTTCTTAAGTCTGCTCTCATTTGCCAATAGGTATCTTCTGATAAATCAAGTGCCTTAGAATTAACAAAATAAGACATTCCATCTTTCGTTCTATGAGATTTAAAGTATTTACTAAAATCTTTAAAGAACTGTGCTTTAGGTTGACGCTTATTAGACCAACCCTTCCAAAGACGGTAGTTAAAGTAGATCATTTGGCCTAAAACCAGATCATCGCCCTGCTTCAAACCGATATCATAAATAAACTTAGCGGCCTCAGTGAGTTTATCCATCACAATGGCTTCATCCGAATTAGCCGCTATTTTTAATAGTTCCTCTAAAGGCAGATCGTGAACGATCTTCTTCTTATCGGTTGACATTACTCGCAATAACTCCAGTTAAAAGTGCGCCTAGCGCAAAGTAACCGATCCTATAAAGACTTTCCATATTATCTCTTTGAGCCTCTTTTTTGCTTAGAATCTCGCTCTGGGTAACATATAGATTTAGACGACGCTCTAGAATCTCTGTCTCTTTTGCTTGAGCTGCACTCTTTTTTTCAAGTTCATCGTTAATCTTCTTTAAAACTTCCACATCTTTTTTAGCGTTGCTCGCAGCACGTTCGGCATCATCGGAAAAATAAAATCCATCGCATTCGGCCTTTTGTCCCCGATTAATTGGTTTAACATAAGGACATTCTGGCGGCATAATAATGGGGCTAGTTGAGGGAGATTGTGCGAATGTTGTGGAATTAAACAAGATAATACATGCTAGAATTACTTTTTCCATTCGTCGGCCCGTTCTTGACGACTTTTATCAGGGTCGTTCGTGTGATCTAGTTCTTTCTTTAGATTTTCAATATTTTGATCAAACTGAAGAATCTTTCCCTTAACTTCTTCTTGGGTCTCCTTCAGGATCTTGTCTTGGCCTCTAGTATCGTTTAAAATTGCATCTGAGCCCGTTTTATCTGCTTTATTTTTAAAATAAAACACCAAGCCAACTAGAATACCCCCGATTCCTAAAACTACTTCAAAGCTCATTCTAGCTCCAATGAATTACAATAGACCGAATAATATGCTTTACCTTGACATGCTATATAAATTCGTTTAGTTGTACTAAGTTGCATAAATTTCTTTCTAGATGCTTTTTTGGGGGTCTGCCAAGGAAGATTCTCTTGGTTTGTTAGAAAATCTTGAATATAAGACAAGGGAACAATAAAACCATAACTAAGGCCCTGGGCTGATCCAGCAAAAATTAATCCAGCAATTTCGCCTTCTTCGTTGAAGACGCCCGAACCGCTTGATCCCGGCATTATGGTGGCAGTAACTAGCTGGGCATCAAATGAACGTGTTACTGGAATTCCACCAAAAAACAAACATTCGATTGGGTGCCGTTTAAACTGTTCATCTGTTTTACATTCTTTAATATCGACAAGAATTGGGATGGTTCGATAATCGCCAAAATAGCCTTCAGTTAATACATGTGGCAATAACGCTGGATGGCCCGAAACATAAACATGTGAATATTTTTTAACGGGTTCTTTAGCAACAATACTGGAGACATTTAAATTTTCCGCAATTTTAATCAAGCACAAATCATGTTTTTTATAAAGTTTGTATTGTTTAATTCGATAGGCGGTATCCAAATTGACCACTAGCCCCCCAGCTTGAATTACTTCACAAACATGCATATTTGTTAAAATAATTGATCCGTCTTTATCAGATGTTAGAACAACTCCGCTGCCGCCTGACATATTACCGTCCATAACGATCATAGCGCTAGTTTTAGCGAAATCTTCTACAGTTTTAGGTTTATCTGATTGAGTCGTTAGTTTAAGAACGCCTCCCACACCAAGTGCGAGCACCACAATGACTAGATGACCGTAATATTTTTTCAAAAAACGCATTATTTTCCTTCTTCCTTTTCGTTATCTGAAGATAATTCGAGCGCTCTATCATCCAGATCAATTTTTACTTTGTCCAAATTACGAAGACGATAAAATACAAATCCCATTGTTAATAGGATTAGTGGCGCAATTGGTGCCATAGTCAATTCCCCCTTAATTAGTTGCATAACACTTGACGCAATGACTATAGAACTCGCAATCCACATGGATATATAAAAAAACATTAATGTTACGGACGGTTCGCCCCGACTGGGGTCATAAACGAATGGGACCCGCATTCCATTTTCTGACCATTCATTAAGTATCGCTTTTAATTTTTCCATTATAAATCCTCATCTTCGGCAGTGTGATCTTTAGTTTGTAATCTTATTTGATTTTCCATCATTGATTTGTATTTATGGCAAGTTTTACAACAAACTTGAAAACCGTCTTCTTCGCAAAATAAGCGGTTAATATACGTGTCCCAATTCTCAAAACCATTGTGCGGATCAATGACGGGCTGAATATGATCTAACTGTATATCTTTCGGACCAAACGTTTCCCCTTGACAAATCGCACATCGATATTTCCCTCTATCGACGCGGGCCTTTTTAATTGCTTCTTTGCGAGGTGACCATTGGTAAGATAAACGTCGAAGTTTATGTGTCAACCAATGACGTAAATTAATTCGGGCTTTAGTTTTTTCTTTACTTTTTTTGAGTTTTTTGGAAGCCACAACTATCACATTTAGTTAGAATGGCTCGGTAGAAATCGTAATCTATGAGACATCCATGTTTACAAACTGGACACTGTCGAACCTTGACAATATCCTGAACATCATCATAATCGAGGTCTTCATCAACCTCATCTGGTACGATATGTTCGCGTCTTTTATAATATTTTAATTCTGCCCTAAGTTTTCGAACTTCCCCACGCAAGAACTCAAGTTCTGATCGTGATTTGTTTCGTGTTTTACCCATTAACCATTAATACTGCAATTTTTTCACCAGCTTCATAGCGCTTTGCCGGAACTCGAAATGGTTTTGTTAGAACAACTACTTTACCGCCCTCGTGAATTTGATTAACAATAATCATGTCTCTGTCGCCCGAAACATTGGCATGCAACAAAACCCCCGGAGCGGCTTCAATTTCTGTTTCATAGGTTATTGTATTATTTTTAGTATCAACGACATACTTCGATGCAAAAATGTCAATCAACTTCATAATTAAACTCTATCATAAAAAAGAAAAAAAGTCAAGCTTTATTTTCGTTATTTTAAAAAAATAAGGAACAAACGTATACGCAGCATAATACAAGAATATATAAAGTAAAATTAGTTGTATTAAAACCCGCATAGATTCATGACAATAATGAAAAATCCACCGAAAAACTTCTGATACATATAATCATAGAACCGTTTGTTCATTTTATAAGAACCTTTATATTTAATATTGGGAAACCATTTTTTGCACAATCGTTTACCGACTTTATCGGTATAAATCTCTGCACGTAGTGCATATTTTACTGCACTATCTTTTTTCAAAAATCTCTTAGTGTATTCTTTTCCAACATAACGATTATATTTATAATATTTTTTATTTCGAAAATTGAACACATGTCCCATTTCATGCGAAAAAATACGTGCTGTAGTGGCAATGGTCCCACTAGTTCCAACTGTAATTCTATTGGTATTGGGAATATAAAAGCCATATTCCCCTTTTATCCATGATAATTTTACATTGTGGGCTCTAGCAATAGCTTCGCATTGTTCTTTAAATAGCTTCTTCGTGATCCTCAAATAATACTCCTTGAATGTGGTCAAATTCATGGGCGAAAGCCACCGCCATCATCCCAGTTAAAACTCTATAACTCACTTTATTATTAATATCCCGATAGCGTACTGTTATTTCTCTAGCTCGTTTTAATTTACGACTAACTCCAGGATACGACAAACATCCTTCAAAATTTATTTGTTTCCCTTCCGATTTAGCTGGAACTGGATTGAACATATACAAAGGCTTATCGTCGTCTTTTAAAACAATTAAACGAATATCTAATCCGACTTGATTTGCCGCTATTCCTAGGCCATCAGCAGCAAGCATGGTTTCATACATTTTTTTAGCAAGTTCTCGATATTCGTCTGTTACTTTTTCAATCGATTTACACTTAACTCGCAATCTTGGATCGGGATGAATTAGTATCTCCATCATACTTTAAGCAGAACTTGATTAATAATTTCATTAACTCGTTCTTTATCCTCGGATAATACGGTATGAAAGGGAATTTGTTTTTCCTGTAAATATTTTTGAAGAAACGCATCGACTTCTTTGGCTTGTTCTTCAGTTTCAAATCTGCCTTTTGGATTAAATTTCTTGTGTCGTTTTAATAAAAAATTCATGTAAGTAATTCCTTTATTAGTTGCTGACGTTATTTTTTCAGAGGTTTTCGAATATGTTGTGTCTTCCCCGGAATAGAACTTTTCATACATTGGCCCCAAAATCAGGGGAGAATCGGTAACAATAAAATCAACTTTTCCGTATAGTCTAGACTCCCGATTCCATTGTTCTTGACAGATATGATCTTGATCGGTCGGCAGAATCCTTTTTCCCGCCCACGCCCATTCTTTGGCGTACTCTTGCACTAATTCAATATTTTCTCCAAGAAGTTTTAACTCACCAAATATTAATGCTGCCGTTGTGCTTTTACCTAATCCGCTTCCGCCCAATAAATTAATTACAGTTGTCATTTAATCCTCCGATAAAAGTTCTTTTACTGCTGCAATCCCTTCATCCAACGACGAAACTTCATGAGTAATAGAGTCTTTGACCATCGGATGGTTCTGTGGGCCATCGGGGTCAGTCACACATACAATATGGATTTGCTTTTGATATGCCCAGGCAATCTCCATAATTGTTCCGATCGAGATATTCTTCATCCCTTTAAAATTAACTAAAATACACTGAGAGCGAACACAATCAAAGTAATCGCGACGATTAATCCATTTATCCGTTTCAACTGGTACACTAGTAGCAGTAAATGACCGAGTTGGAACTAAACACTTTAATGTCGAACTATTGAGTCTCTCTTCGACGTATGCGCGCCAATCTGCCATTTCATGAAAACTGCATCCACCCATTGGGCCGGACAGATAAACAAACTGTTTCATGCTTGATCCTTTCGTTGAATTGATGCCTCTGTCGAAAAGCCGTCGGGATAACGTTTTCTAAGTTTGGTTACGTTGCCCGCCTCTACTTCTTCCATGCTAACACCAATAGAATGACACAATAATTCAAAATACCATCGAACATCACCCAATTCATTAATAAGTTTTGCTCTGTCTAATTTAACTCCATGATGAATATGCTTCTTAATTAAATCGACAACTTCCCCAGTTTCACCAGCCAACCCCAAAGCGCCCAGGCTTAATGGATCTTTATGGGAAGCGGCTGTTCGTAGTACTTCTTCTCTGTAATTCATTATATTCCTTAAAATTTAGCTCGGGTTATATTACCAATATCGGAGCTTAGTTTATAAAACTCACCATTTACTCCAAAAATCTTAGCGTTACTATCGGTAATGAATAAATGCGCTCGCAAATCCTCATCGTAATAGGTGCCAACAACGGCAAACAACTCATCGTTATTTTGATGTTGAACAACGTCACCAATATTAAACAGCGGCGCCGGAATTAACATTTTTTGAGTCAACTCCAGATGCAGATCCGGATGTCTCTTGAGAAACATCGCCACCAGTTTCATTTGAATTTTTATCCACAGTTGTTTCAGAAATTGCATTTTGTTTGCTCCTTTCTTTTTGAACAAGAGTTTTATAGCGATCATCGAGATCTGGTCTAGTTTGGATGAAGTGAATTGCAACTAGTGCATTCCAGGCAACATGCGCCAAATGATGCAAATTACTTTCTTCATCATAATCAGATGTTTCGGGATTATCTACTTTCTCTAAATGACGATAAAGTGAATTGATTGTGTCAGAAACTGAGAGGCCTTTAAGAAAATTGTAAGAATCGTATTTAGTTTCGCCGAAATGTCCAACTTCTACAGCGGGTTTAATTAGCCATAGTGGTAAATTATTATACCGAAGTTTATTTTTGTTATCCCTACGACCTTTTTGCGACATTAATCCTCCATCATCTTTTTAAGGGCAGTTGTAATTTCTTTCGCCTTTTTAACCATTTCAACACCTTCAGCAGCAAAAAATGATGCGCCTATCTCTTCGGCATCATCTAAAGTCACATTACTAGTGTCACTTAAATATAAATAACTCCAGTAAGCGTGCCAAAGTTCGTGTGCAATAACGGAATAATCAACGCTATCTTCTCTAATATAAATTGCTTTCTCGTCGGCAACGCATAACCCACAAGTCACATCGTCGTCAGCAATTTTTTTCATTTCTTTGGCGGTAACAATACTAATCGTCCATTTATCTTTATGTAACCGCTTTTTAATCTGCATACATTATCCTATTTATGTCAAATCTACGGGAAAACTATAGAAGAACGAATTTGCGCGCTTTTTAGTATTAACATAATAATTAATTGTTTGACCAGCTTTTGAATTGTAGCCCGATACTTCCGAATAACTATCTTGTCCGGCCAATGATTCATTAACGATGATCCTACCACGATCATAACATGCGTAATCATGAAAATGACCGAAGCGTCCAAAATCAATCGTTACATTATTTTGAATACCACGATTAGACATCAGTGTTTCAAAACTACGTTTAACGTTAGATTTACAATTGTCGCCATGCTCATAAAGGCAATTATTATTGTAAATTTTGTGAATGATATAACTGCCCTTAGCTATTTCAAATTTTACGTTCTTAAGCCCCGCAATTTTACAGTATTCCTCTAGCGCAGTATACACAATCCAAGTTAAATGATTTTCGCCGGGATTATTCATGGTTTTATTTACGTCTGCCCGATCGTGATTACCCGTTACGCAAGGAATAAATACGTCGTAACCCAATTTGGCAATTGGCATAATAGTATCGTAGTACAACGATGTAATGGCTTCTTGAACCTGCCGGGAGTTTCCAAATTCAGAGGCCGCTGCTGATTCTAGACCGTGGAACGAGAAGTTTTCAATGATGTCCCCAATGAGGGCAACAATAATGCGTTCAACCTTATATCCTTCTTTTTTCTTTCGATCAAGTTCTTGAAGAAAAACGGTTGTTAGTCGTTGCATACGTTCCCGAGCAACCTTAATGTTAAATGCCTTCGATTTGCGGCCATAGTGAAGATCGGAGAGCATCAATTCGATTGTTAGCCCCGTTCCTTCAATAATTTTAGGCTTCTCTAGTTTAATGGTTTCAATAGGTAGATTTTGAAGGCTTTCCTGAACGATCTTGCGCAATTCTTGTTCTAAAACGAGTTGTCCCGATGCTTTATTCTCTAATGTGCGAACATATTTAACAATTTCCTTTTCTCGACGAATTACTGCTAAATCTTTATTATCAATCGGAAAATATGTCTTTTTAATCGCAGCAAAACCTTGAAATTTACGAAAATCCCAAGGGGTTACTCCGGGGACATGCTCAAAAAACTGAATTGAAGTAACCTCTTGCGGAGTAATGCCCCGTGCCTTGGCCGTATCTTCAATACCTTTAACAATTCGATTTAAAAGCGCTTGTGTTGATTCACTAGTCTTCATTAGTTTTTACTAATCCTTTATTTTTATGCACTTGACCATAATAATCAAGTTGAATTTTGGCCAACATTCGACAATCCTCTACTGCTTGTAATACTTCCCAAGCACAGGTATAATGTCGATAACTTTCTAAAATTGGTATTAACTTTTCATAGATATGAATAAGTTTAGGTAGATCCTGAACTACATTTTTACTGTAGGCAAATTCAGTTAAATCGTATCTCGATCCATGAGACATATTCATATAGTAACACAGCCTTTAAGAAAAGTCAAGAGAATTTAGAAGGGGTTCATTCTTTTTTATCGTATAGTCAGGAAATTGCTCAATTTTTAATACGCTTTCTAAAATATATACAGTATCAAGAATACGTTTTAGATAATGCTTTTGATTTTCGTCGTGCTTCCATAAACGATAGTCTTTTAACACTTTTTTGGGGATCATTTTTGGGAGCCCGGTTTTATAAAAGGTCGGTTCGCCCTTTTTTACTTCCTGAATCTCCCCATCAATTGCTTCATACATCCAAACTTTATCGCCTTCCTGTACCCCTTCAACTATTCCAAGTCTTATTGTTTCTTGAATAGCATCGTAGACTTTACGCTCGTGTGCCCGAGCTTCGGGATCTGATGCAGCTAAAACGGCTTCTGTAACTGTACGCTTCATTACCCAGCGATTAATATCCTTAATTCGCATCGCTTCTTTAATATATTCGTTATATATATTTGGCAAATTTTCTATCTCATTGGCCAACATGGCTTCAATCATTTTTTCGAGCATTTCAACCAATGCCGGTTCTTTCTTTTGATCTAAAATTGCGGAACCCTTATATTTAACTTTGCCATCTTTAACTAAAACGTAATTCTTTGCCCTAATGACAATGACTTTCTCATAAATACCATCATCCTCCCATTTAATAAGTTCAGGATAAATAGAATTTAATTCTTTTAGTTCTCGGGAAAAGAATTCTTTGGTAATGACTTGACCATTGCGAGTAACCGAAAAAGAGTCTGTATCTACATTTACCAGTTGATATCCCCGGCCTGGCCCGACTTTATCGCCGATTGACCATTCATATTTAATTTCTTCATCATCGGTACCAGCATTAACAACCTCTTTAACTGTTTTATGTAATGTATATCCAGTAGCCCATTCAACGCTTTTTAAGAGGATTTCTCGGCCTTTTCTAGTTACTTCTGCTGCACCTTTAGGATAGTTATACAACAGATATCCTGCCCCCAAAAATCCATAAAGTGAGTTAATCAAAATTTTCTGGGCATTTTGCATGTCGTCATAATACTTATCGCCCGTTTCTTTTGCTAGTTTCTTGTTTTTAAGACGTTCATCTCGAAAATACTTAAGCATCTGAATCATATGATCATTAGGGTCTTTTTGCTTGTCGTGAATGTTGTATTCCAGCATAATTGACGGGTACAGAGACGCTACGTCAGCTTTACAAACATAGTCATAGATTCCTGGTATTCCCATAGATACTGCGCCCTCAAATGGCGCTTTTCCTGAAGTTTTTGGTTGGCTGTAACCGTTTTGAAGATATGACCGGATCATTAGACTATCAAGTTGTGAGCCGGTGGCTTCATTAATCATTTGTTGGAAGGTTTTTGGAATGGATTGGGCGAGATAAAAGAATGGAGCAATCATCTTGTCGTATAATTTTAGGGCGTCTTCGCTGTCCTCACTAGCATATGCTACGGCTTTGGCCCAAGTTTCGGGGTCTTTCTCCCGGTTTTCATAATATTTACTGAATTTTGACGCATCAATGAAAGACCTGCCTTCTTTTTCTAATCCTAGATATTTAATAATAGGTTTCAAACCGTAACTTGGAAAGTCTCTCCCAATGTCATACTTAATACTAAGAAAAAATGTGTCGATGATCTCTCTGCCGGTTATAAAGGCATTATGGTATTCATATTGCTGCGACCCGTCTTTACGGAATTTAGAAACCTTTTCTTCAAATTCAATCGCAGATCCATCGCGGCCTAGCAACAACGGAAATTGACTACAGTGTTGAAGATAAGGTAAATCGTAGCTTAGTATATTATGGCCACAAATGATGCTGGGATCAGTTTCTCTGACCCAATCACACCACGCTTCAATCATTTGACCGTGTCCGAGTGGATAATCGACCAATGAAAAGGTTTTATTGGTTGTTTGGCCGCCCTTACGTAGGGTGTTGGTAATTAAAAATACACGAGAGGTATCATTCATTTTAAGGCCGCTAGTTTCAATATCGAATGACAAAATCGAGATATCATTTACTTTTCTATTTTTGAAATATGTAGTTCCTTCGCAAAGCGTAAACGTTTCAACTATGTTTCTAGGTATCCAGAGATCTCTTTGATAGTTTTCTTGTAATGCTTTAAATTTTTCAGTTGTTGTAGAAGTAATATAACGATAATATTGGTCGCCTTTCAAGCGCTCAGAGTAATCACGAACTTTAGTTGGACTTAAAACCCAAGGCTGATAATCCATTATCTCTACGTTAATTTTACCTTGAGTATCTTCAGTATAAAGATAGACTTGATCATTTTTAAGAGTAATATTTACAATGCCTTCAGTTTTATCGTTTCCAAAAATTAGAGAATTAATCAATGTACGTCATCCTCATCAGTGGGGAGTTGCATTTCTGCGTCTTGATCAAACGCTAGTTCAACCATTCCAGCGATTTCATGCTGAATAATCCTTGTAATAGTCCCATCAGGGAGTCCCATATAAAAATAGTTTTGATCAATATCAACAACGTGTGCCTCAGTCATTGCCGTAATATTTAGCTCTTGACCTTCTTCGTTAACGGTTACAACATTCATATCTTTTAAATAAACTATAACATTTTGACCAAGAAATTGTTCTTTTAATTTTTTAACAGATTTAGAAGAGATCGTCATTGGCTTCTCGCTTTTTTTCTTCTAATTCTTTTCTAAGCGCGGCCAATTCCTTTCGACTGTCTGAGTCTAAATCACTTAATTCCCCTTTAACTCCGTCCCAACCAAAATCAAGCTGCGAAAGATTTCCCATATTATTTTTAACAACAGAAATTGTCGCAAAATTATCGTTGGACATGTCTTTGGGGTCATATCCTGGACGAGACATAGTTAGAACAATTCGCGAGTCTTGCTCAATAACTGACGCCCCTTTGATTTTTCGATATGAGATTAGTTCTTCTCGAGGATCTCCAGCAGATTTTTGCGGTTGAACAAGTAGCAACACAGTAGTGTGATATTTTTTTGCAATGTCAGACAATCGGCTTGCGACATAAGCAGAATTGGCTGTAGAATCGGCAAAAGGACCCCGAACCTTTTCCAAATAATCAATAACAACAAGTTTAACGTCTTTGCCTTTTTCTTGTTGATATTTAACAATCTCTTGTTCAATTTCTTCAACTGTAGGGCCAGAACGAAAATTAAAATAAGCATTGCTGTAGCTTTTAAGAACTTCTGCATAAGCCTGAGTTAATGATTCATCGGCATTATCTTCCTTGTACATATGTAAAATAGTTCGCATATCGTAGCCAGAATAACGTTGAAGAAGACGGGCGAAAAGCAAATTTTTATACATGTCCAGGGAGAAGTAAAGGGTTGACTCGCCAATCTGACTTAGGTGTTCAACAAACATATTAGCAAAAGATGTTTTGCCCGCTCCTGGAGCGGCCAACAAGCTAACCATCATACCACTCGTAATAAGAACATTATCGTCAAGTGTTTTTAATCCCGTTTTGATTGTATTTCGATCGATATTTTTTGCAAAATCTTTAAAGTCCGTCCCGACATTCGAAATATCAACTAAATCTAAATCAATCACTTCTTCAACAAGATTAAACCGCTGTCGGGTAATCTGAAGTAATTCTTCATCGCGTCCATAAATACCGCCTTTCCAACCAGAACTAAAAACAGTTGATATAATCTCTTGTTTCATTTGTTCTTCAGTATAGGGAGCTTCTCCAGTTCGTTTAGCCTGTTTTTCGGCGGTAGCCATTAACAAATTTGTTGTGTGATCCGGACTAAAACCTTGATTTTTATATGTGGCAGCGAGAATCATAAACGCAGTATTTCGCTCACCTTTACCGATACTATTGCTGCCATAGAAAAACCCCTCTTGGAGGGCGTATCGTTCCTTAGCCATCCAACGTGGGCACTGAGAAAAATCAATAGTATTGACATCAAATTTAGTCAGCGCAGCATCATCATGGTCCGTTGCAACAACTTTTCGATATTCGACATTCTTCAACGCTTCAATTTCTTCGGGAAGTGTGATTGTAAAATTTTCATCAACTACTACTTCTTGGTCCGCCCCTTCAACTATTTTTGCCCATTCTCGAATTTCATCAACAGTTGTTGTCGTAAGTTCAGTCGTTGTCAATGGAATCTTATACAATCCAGATTTAGGATGTTTTGTAATCACTCGACGTAGAACTCTCTGCTCATCATTAATACGGTGATCAAAACTTTTCAAATCTTTGGATAGATTTGCTACAATGTTATAGAATTCTTGTCTAGTGCGTTCTTTATCCGTGAAAAGCTCAACATGAAATCCTTTGTTGCCCGAAAAGTAAACCCGAATCTTGTCCTCTGGAACCCCTTGCTCGATGAGTCTAGCACATAATTCTACCGTATCTTTTTTAGCGTTGTTAATGTCAACACCGTCGTCAAAATCAAAGAAAATCCTCGGGGTTGTTACGTCTCGAATACCTTTGACTGAATGCTCACGCTTAAATTGTTCATAATGCCGATCTTCGTAACGATAAAGAGACGTGTAGAAGTCTGCATTGGGTGATTTAGCGATGATTTTATCGATACTCTTAAGATCAGATAGTGGAATAAGGTGATTGATTTGGTCTTTTAGACCCTTAGCTAACCTGATATACTTCATCTGCATCTATATTCCTTCCTTGAGAATATATTAATCACTTTTATAATATTAGCACATCCAAATACAAAAGTCAAGTAAAAAAAGAAAAAGCCCCGACTCGCGGGGCCTTAAAGAGAAAAATACTTAGAATGGAGAGATTACTCTGATCGTGACTG